GCTTCCATCGCCGCGAGCCGGTCCCGATCCTTCTTGATCCGGCCGGCAAGGTTGCTCGTCGCGTACGCGGGGAATTGGCCGCCCTTGCGCAGCTGGTAGGAAGCGTGCTTCACCAGCGACATCAGGTCACGTCGCTGCCGTTCGTCCAACAGCGACGCGTCCGGCGTGCCCTTCCGACATGACGCGTTGAACGCGTTGATGCGGGCGCGTGCCGCTTCGAGCTCGGCGATACGCGCCCGCAGCTTGTCGGCAGCGTCGCCGTCGTCCGAGTAGATCGACCGTGCCGCCTGACGTTCGATCTCTTCGGCACGACGGCGCATCTCTTCGGCCTTCTTGACATGCTCGAAGCCGCGCGCCATCGTCGACCGCATCCGTTCCCGGTAGCGGACGTCACGACCCGCCGAGTAGTGATCTGTGGCGATCGGCTGCCCGAACGGGATCGCATCGGCCATGCCGTGCGCCTTCGCCAAAGCCGCCTCGGCCTTCTGCTCGCGCGAATCCGCCCACGTCCGGAGCCGTTCGGCGCGCGCCTCGCGTCGTTCTCTGTAGCTTGCACGGTCACTCATATCAACCCTCCCAAGGTCACGCACCGGTCAGACGTCCGGTGCCACGAGCATCATGCGCCACCCACCCCAAGCTGTCAAGCCCCCACAACGTGACATCCGTCACACTCACCCGACAGCACAACACAGACCCACGAAACACCAGGCCACAGCACCCGGGGGAGAACGTAACTCCTGTCAGTTCACGTCAGGTTGTCTCAGATCACGTCAGATCACGTCACATTGTGTGAGGTTGCGAGCCCTTAGAGCGGTGGAAACACATACCCCCCCAGGTATCGACCGAGCATGAGTAGTCAACCTCGGACTACTCACCCAACCGACCTGAACATGAGTAGTCAGCCCGTGACTACACACACGTTTGACCGGGCACAGTGCCCGACCCGGCCGGCACCCCTGTAAGGGGTGTGACTCGTACTGTGGGTCGGTCGATTTTGGACCCTCGCTGTGTGTTGGGTGTGCTCGAGCGCGCTACCGATAACGAAGCGAAGACATGGGTACGCCGGGTTTCGGCTGCTTGGGGCGGCTGGTGTGGGGGGCCTGGTGGCTCTGTCCCCTTGCCGCGCGTGCGCGCCGCTCTTCCTAGATTCTAATCATGGCTGTCAACCCCCTTCTGACCTGGGGTTTTAGTACGGCCAGGGGTAGGTGGGGTCGGGGGTTCCGGCGGGTGGGTGGCAGTTGGGTTGGCCGCAGGTGTCGGTGCGGAGGTTGATGATCCATCGTTCGGGGACGTGGACGATGTTCTGTTCGCACCAGCAGGTGACGGCGGTGTAGCCGCGGGGTGGTTCGTGGCGTGCTCGGGTTTGGTTGGGGCGGTGTCGGGTTACCATTGGCCCCAGGCTCGGGCGAGGGCGTGGCAGAGGGCTGCGTAGACGATGGTTCCGGCTGCGAGGCCGGCTGCGAGGCCGGCGGCGATCTTGGCGGGTTTCATCGGCTGCCGGTTTCGGACCAGCCGGCGTGGCCGGCGAGGGCGACGAGCAGGTCGCGGATGCGTGCGGCCCATTCGGGGTTGCGTTCGGTGATCGTCGCGGCCCGGACGCCGAGCTCGGGTTCGTGGATCGTGCGGCCGAGTTTGCGGATCGTGGCGGCGGCGGTTGTCGGGTAGGCGGATTCGATCACGGTTCCTCCTGGCACGGGCATAGCGGTTAGGGCTGCCGTCAGTTCCCCTGGTGGGTGCCTTCGACGCCCTGCGCGGTGCGCCGATTCGTGCGGTCGTTGAGCCAGTGCTGCGCCTCGTCGAGCTTGGTGATCGCACAGGAGTTCTCGCGGCACGCGAACCCGTTGTCGTTGTACCACTGGATGCGGTCGCGTGCGATGGCGATGATCGTCTGGACGAACGCGCCGTTCGGCTCCTTGCGTTCGGGGTCGTCGGGTGCGCCGAGCGGCCCGTTCTGCCACTCGATCTGGATGCCGGTCGCGTGCGACGAGCCACCGGCTGGCTTGCCGTTCTCGTCGAGTCGGAAGGCGTTGACGTAGGGCTGGTGCATTGCGTGCTCCTTGTTGTCGGTGTTCTCGGCTGATTGTGGCAGGGTCGGGGCCATGTGTCACGTTCTTGCACAGGGTGTGCAATAATCCGCGCGTGGATGAGGCGTCGCCGACGGTGAAGAGGTACAAGGCCGCGCAACTGAAACGCGACCGGGTCCTCGAGCTGGTGTCGGATGGGATGACCATCAAGGATGCGCTCGCTGTCGTCGGGTTCTCCGACAAGTCGTACCAGTACCACCGGCGGAAGTTCCCGGTGTGGGCCGGTCAGGTCACCGAGTCGCTGCACAGGCATCGGCGCCGCCCTCGGGCGGATGACAACCTGTCGATGGCGGACTGGTCGGCCCGGTACTGCCACCGTCGGCATCTCGCGCACCAGTTGGCGCTCGCTGAGGCGCTCGACGCGACGGAACGTGGCGAGATCACGATGTTCAACGTGTGGCCGGGGTCGGGGAAGTCGTCGGTGATCCTCGACTGGGTGACCCGCACGGTCGCTGAGGACCCGGACCATCGGATCATGTACGTCTCGGAGGCGTCGTCGCTCGTCGATGACTTCGTGACGCAGATCTCCAAGCGGTTCCGTAACGAGACGGAAGTGCTCGTCGGGAACGAGACCGCGGACTTCTCGGCGTTGGTCGCCCGGTACGGGCCGTTCTACGAGCCGGGCCAGGAACGTAACCACAAGAAGCCGTGGGGTGGCGGGCGCCTGACCGTGATGGGCTCGAACAACGACGCGAAGGACCCGACGATCGCCGCTTATGCGATCTTGTCCCGAGCGTACGGGTCGCGTGCCGACACCCTGATCGTCGATGACGTCCAGTCGACCGTGTCGCTGTCGCAGACCGCCCGATATCTGAAGATCCTCCGCCAGACGTACTTCAACCGTGGGACGCCGTCGAAGCCGTTGCGGATCTTCATCTGCGGGACGCGCATCGGCCAGGGCGACATCTACGAACGGCTGCTCGACGAGGGTGTCGTCGACCATCTCGTGTCGTGGCCGGCGACCTGTTGGGACGACCGGCGCAATAGGTTCGTGCCGCGGGTCCCGGCCGCATGGCTGATGGAAGATCACAACATCGACGTGTCGAAGCTGACACCCGAAGAGCTGATGGACCTCGCGATCGTGAAGATGGACCGTCAGAAGCGGACGGTCGGCCCGGACGCGTGGGCGGCACAGTACGAACAGGAACCGAAGACGTCGCTGTCGTCGACGTTCGGTGACGCGGTCGAGAACTGCCTAGATACGACCCGCACGTTCGGGCTCGTGACCGCCGCATGATCGACGGGCAGACTGTCCTCGGGTTCGACCCGGCCCTCGGCGGCGGGACGGCGATCATCGCCTGTACGGTCACGGCCGAGAAGCTCTACGTCGTCGACGCCGAAGTGCAATACGGGCTGAACAAGACCGAAGAGCTGTTGAGCCTGATCGACAAGTACGCCCGCAAGTACCGGCCGTCTGTCGTCATCATCGAGATCGACGCCCAGCAGAAAGGCCTCGGGAACGACGATCGCCTCCATGCGATCGCCGCAGAGGTAGGCTTCGAGGTCCGGCCCCATACGACCCGTATGAACAAGGCCGATGAGGTGTTCGGGACGGCGCAGATGAACCGTTCGTTCATTGCTCGTGAGGTGTCGATCCCATGGGGTGATGACCTGTCCCGCGAGCGGATGACGCCCCTGTTGAACCAGTTGCGGGCGTGGCGCCCACCGGCCCTGTCGCCGATCACCGGCAAGATGATGAAAGCACCGAAGCAAGACTTGGTGATGGCGCTCTGGTTCGTGTGGAAGTGGTGGTATCAGCAGGTGCAGGACCTTCGCACGAACCGTGCGCCGCTGCAGATGCCGTCCCGGCCGTCGTGGATCGGCCGTGATCGGAGGATCGCGTGAACGGGATCGACTCTTGGTGGGTGATCCACGGCCCGCAGCTTCTCGCGCTGCTCACCCGTGCCCACGCAGGCGAGGACCCCGAACTGCTCTATGTCGAGGCGTACGCGAACAGTGACGTGGAGGAAGCGTGAAGTTCCGTAAGAAGCCCGTCGTTATCGAAGCACGCCGTTTCGGTGCGTACACCGAAGCAATGCCGCCCGCTCCGTGGAACGAGAACAAGGGCGGCGATCTATGGGCGTGGGTCTGCGGTAACGGCGGACGACTCGCATGTCGACAGGACGCCGACAATGAGGCCGCATACGCCATCGTCCAGACGCTAGAGGGGGCGATGCGGGCCGAGATCGGCGACTGGATCATCCGCGGCGTACAAGGCGAGTTCTACCCGTGCAAGCCTGACCTCTTCGCCGCGACGTACGAACCCGTGGAGGAAGCATGAAGTCGGCGGAAGAGATCTTCAACATGTACGAGGATCGCCGCAAGAACCTCGGCGCCGCCCATGCTGCGATGCTCGAACTGCGTTCGGTGATCGGCGGGGAGATGGCGATCCCGCTCCCCGAGATCAACCAGTCGGAGAAGCCTGCCGTCGCGAACCTGATCGCGCAGACCGTCGATCAGAAGGCGATGCGGATCGCGTCGACGATGCCGACCGTGAAGTACCCCGAGCTGCGGTCGTCGATCAAACGGTCGGAGAACCTGGCCCGGCAACGCCGCCAGATCAACCTCGGATGGTGGTCCGAGGAACGGATGCAGTTGAAGATGCGGGAACGTGCCCGCCATGCTGTCGCCTATGACGCGTCCGCGGTGATGATCCGCCCCGACTTCGCTACCGGCCGACCGACCTGGAAGGTACGCGACCCTGCGACGTGCCTCCCGCCGCCGACCGACGCGTCGACGCTCGTACCCGACAATGTGATCTACGCGTACAAGATGCCCCTCGCGCAGATCCGCCAACTGTGGCCTGCCTGTTCGGGGATGGTCAACAAGCGTGACTGCAAGCCCGACACGCAGTTCACCGTCCTCGAGTACGTCGATGCTGACGAGTGCGTGTTCGTCGTCTGCGGCGACGGCGACGCCTATTCGGGGATCGGCTACCACGCAGGCGGTGCGGTCGTCGAGGCGCAACGCCTCCCGAACTTGGCGGGCCGCCCCCTCGCGGTCGTCGCCGGGCGGGTGTCGCTCGCGAAGTCGATCCCTCGCCTGTTCCATGCGATCGGCATGTACCAGGCGCAGGCGCAACTGTTCGCGCTTGAACTGATCGGGATGCAACGGTCGGTCTGGCCTGAGACGTGGTTCAACAACCAGGACGGGCAGGGCAAGATCGTCCAGATCGCCGACCCGCTCCGCGGCGTGATCGGCGAGGTCCAGAACGGTTCGATCGCCCAGTTCGCGCCGACGCCGTCGCCGTTCGGGATGAGTCTCACGAACCAGTTGGAACGCAACATCCGGGTCCAGACCGCGACCCCGGCCGAGTTCGGTGGCGAGTCGACCACGTCTGTCCGTACCGGCCGGCGCGGCGACGCGATCCTGTCCGCGACGATCGACTTCGAGCTCCAAGAGGTCCAGCAGCTTTTCGAGGCGTCGCTACAGGAAGAGAACAAGATCGCGATCGCGATCGACAAGGCGTTTTTCAAGGGCCGTAAGACGGTGTCGTTCGTGTCGTCGTCGCTCGGGCAGATCACCTACGACCCGGACGAAGTGTGGGAGACCGACGACAACGTCGTTGCCTACTCGATGGCCGGTGTCGACCAGCAGGAACTGGTGATCGGCGGGTTGCAGCGTGTCGGCGCGGGCGTGATGAGCAAGGAGTCGTTCATGTCGATCGACCCGCTCGTCGAGGATGCCGAGTCGGAACGTGACCGGATCGTGACCGAACGGTTGAACGATGCGTTGCTGTCGGCGGTGCAGACTCGTGCGGCGCAGGACCCGTCGTTCGTTGGGCCGCTCGCAGAGTTGATGCGGACCGTGAAGCAGGACCGTGCCGAACTGGCCGAGGCGTACTTGAAGGTCGATCAGAAGTTCAAGGAGCAGCAGGCCGCGGCCGCGGCACAGCAGGCGCCGCCTGGTCCGCCGGGACCGGAGCAGATGCCGGGCCTTGCGAAGCCGCAACCGGCGATCGGTGCGGCGCAGCCGTCGCAGCAGAACCTCGCGTCGATGTTGATGACGCTCCGTAACGGGCAGCAGGCCGGCATGGCCGCAGTTGGCGGTGCATGATGGCCGGTCAGCCGGGCCGTTCGGGTGGTCGTCGAGTCGGGACGCCAGGGACCCAGTACCCGAACCGTTCAGACCTGTCGACCCAACGCGTCCAGGCGATGCCGTCCCGCCAATACGGCTCAGCCGCCGCGCAAGAACGAGCACAGCAAGCCGTCCCGCTCCCGCAAGAGAACCCGCTGCCGCCCCCAGGCGACCCGTCCGTCGCGATCGGCGCGCCGACCATGCGACCCGACGAGCCGATCACCGCAGGGATGCCGTTCGGTCCCGGCCCCGGCCCCGACCCGACAACCCCGACCGCACGCGGCGTCACTCCCGAGGCGCTCGTCACCGCGAAGCTGCGCGGCATGTACCAGGCGAACCCGACCGAAGACATGCGCGGGCTGCTTGAGTACCTCGACATGGTCGGCATGTGACATGCCGACACCTTGGCTCGCGACCCAGCAGGAACTCGATGCTCTCTATCGGCGGCGGTATCTCGCGCAGACGCAGCAGACGACGTTCGAGTCGGCGGCAGGGAACCCGGAGCTGACGAAGCAGCAGACCGAGCTGATCTCGTCGTATCTGCAGGTCGCGCCGCAGTTGCGGGTCGTTCCGTCGTTGCTCTACAACTTCGCGCAAGAGGGCATCTCGGCCGACGCTGACGAGTTCGTATCGGTCGCGAAGGTCCTGTCGCCGGATCGTGTCGCCCAGTTGCAGTCCCGTACCGGAACCGAAGAATCGTTCCTCGGGTCGGTGCAGGCGGCGATCGCGACAGCGCAGATCAAGGACAACCCGCTCGTCGGGAAGGTGTCGTCCGGGTCTGGCTGGTTCGACGGCCCGATGTCGTTCGTGAAGAACGTGACGCGCGACACGACGGCAGTGGTGTCGTTCCCGACCGAGTTCGGCACGAACGCCCTGATGAACCTGAGCCAGTCGATCCAGCCCGACAGCAACGGGATCTTGCCGGGCGGGGACCCTTCGACGCGCGACTACTCGGCATCGACGGGCGACCTGTTCCGCGGAACGAGCCTGTTCCAGACGTTGTCAGGTGAAGACACGGGCGGCGGGTTCTTCACGGGCAGCGACGCTGCGGCCGAAGCGGTACGTCAGCAGCGTCGCGTCCGTGGGATCACGTCCAGGGGCCGCGCCCTGACCCCTGGGCGTGCGGTCGCGTCGGCGTTCACCGACGAAGGGACGACGGCCTACCAGTTGCTGTCGGGCACGATCGACCTCGGCTACACGACGAAGATCGACCCGGCGAACGCCCTGTTCGATGCGGCCGCTGCCGTCAAGCAAGGCAAGAAGGCCGTCGACGTCGCGAAGAGCGCCCGCGAGACGGCGCTGCTCACCGACCTCGCGACGCAGACCGGCCGGTCGTTCGATGATCTACTCGCATCGCCCGGCGCACGCCAGGCTGTGATCGAAGCAGCCGGCGGGTACGACTCTGTCGCGCGTGCAGTCGACGGCCAGTCAGCATTGCAGTGGCTCGAATCGTCCCGTGGCCGCGCCGTCATCGACCGGATCGCCGTCACGACCGACGGCCGTGCACTACACGAGGCACTTGGTTCTGACGTCCCGATCGACTTCGTCAACGCGCTCCGCAACGCCGACAACCCCGACGACGTCCGGGCGTTGCTGCACGGCGCGCTCGGCATCGACCTCGAGCACGTCCCGAACGCCCGCAAGATCATGCAGATCAACGAGCTCGGCTACCGGACGCACCGTCGCATGGACGACATCCGACTGTTGCACACGCTCCCCGGCCGCGTTCTGCATCTCGACGACAAGAACCAGGTGTGGAAGACACTCGACGATGCGCTCGTCAACGGGAAGGTCAACCAAGCCGACCGTGACATCCTCTGGCAGCGCGTCGCAGACGCGACGACCCGCGCAGGCCTGTTCGACACGGCCGAATGGGCGATGGGCCGCATCGAGCGGAGTCTGCTCACCGAGTACGGCGTCGACGAGCGTGCCGCACGGTCCATGACCCGCATGTTCGCGAACACGTCGCGTGAGGCGTCCCGGTACTTCACCGACGAGATCGGCCGGAACGTCACGGTCGATGCAGTCACTGTCGGCGGGGAACACATCACGCTCGACGGCCCGCACCTGTTGTCCGAAGGGATCAACTCGCTCGTCCCGATGCCCGACCCGCGTGCGATCCGCCGCCACGCGTCGATGTTCGGCCGGTACCTGAACCACACGACCACAAGCGGCCAGTGGTTCGACCGTGCTGTCGTCGCGACCGACTTCATCTTTAACGACCTGTGGAAGCCCGCACAGTTGATGCGGCTCGCATGGCCGATGCGTGTTGTCGGCGAAGAACAGATCCGTATCGCAGCGAATGGCGGGCCGTCCGCGTTCCACCATCCGATGTCGTGGCTCGCGACGGTCATCGCCGACCCGGACCTGTCGAACCTCGCGTCACAGAACCGGATCCAGCGGGCGCTCACCACGCTCGGCTACCGCATCGAAGACGCCGCAGGCAACCCGGATGCAAACCTGTTGATGCGCGCGTTCTCCGACGCGTTAGAGAACCGGCGGCTCTCCGACGACGTGCTCGGCCAGTCGATGATCGAACAGGCACGCGACCGCACGTCGGAGATCTACCAGGCGTCCGCTCATGGCCGCGGCCGCTACGGCGACCCTGCCGTCCAGCAGCTCGGCCTTCACCGTCTCGTCGTGCGCGGCGAAGACGACTTCGTCGAGTCATGGGCCGGCGAGATCCACCAGTTGCACGGCGACCAACTGTCACGCAAGGCCGCGCAAGACATGCTGTCGGGCGCAGGCCCCGAAGAGACGTTGCGCTGGATCGAGAACGAAGGACGCCAGTACGCCGACGAGTTCGCGACGTTCGGCGACGACTACGCCCGAGCGATGGCCGACCCGAACGCCCGCCGCGCCTACGTCGATTCGATCTACGACCGCATCCGCATCAAGACCGCAGGCGACGACAGCCTCGTCGACGCGGTCGCATCCGGCCGTTTCAACGGCGAACCGATCGGCGACTTCACCGCCCGGCGCAACGCATCGCAAGCCCTGTCGGAACATCTCGACAACATGGCCCGCGACGGCATCGGCCCCGAAGAAGTGAAAGGCCACATCACCGTCCGTACCCGCTCCACGAACGGCGGCCGGGTGCTCGGCTGGTGGGACCAGGCCGTCGACCGGACGATGGAAGCCCTCATGTCGACGCCGACGAACAAGCTGTCGCGTCACCCGCAGTTCATGGATTCGTACTGGCGTGAGGTCGAGCGGGTGTTCCCGTACGTCGACCCGGAAGTCCAGCGTGTCCTTGTCGATGGGGCGCCGGCCGAACTGGCGAAGCGGCTCCGCCCACGGATGGGACCTGGCGGCGACCTGACATTGCGCGAGCTCGACGCCCACGCGAAGTTCAAGGCCCTCAACGAGACGAAGAAGCTGCTGTACGACATCTCGGAACGCGGGCAACTGTCCGACATCCTCCGGTTCGTCGTCCCGTTCGGCGAAGCATGGAAGGAAGTCGTGACCAGGTGGGCGGCGCTCGCGTCTGCGAACCCGCGGGTGCCGTGGCGTCTCGACCAGATCAACAAGTTCGTGACCGGCACAGGCGAGGACATCTTCACGCGTGACCCGACGACCGGCGAACTGATGATGCCGATCCCAGGGTCGACGTTCGTGAACGAGGCGATCGCTGGCGTGCCGATCCCGTTGACCGCCCCGGTGAGCGGCCTGAACCTCGCGTCACAGGGGATGCCCGGTCTCGGCCCGGCACTGTCGATCCCGGCCGCGGCGATCCTGCCTGACACGCCCGACTGGAACTGGGCTCGCGACATCATCATGCCGTACGGCGAGACCGACGTGCAGTCTGGTTGGCTCGAGGCCCTGATGCCGGGGTGGGCGCAGAAGCTCCGCATGTCTGGCCTGGTGCCGGGTACGGGCCGGTCGCCCGAGCAGGAGCGGATCTTCGCCCAGTCAGTGCGGGACGTTGCCGTCTATCTCGGGTCGTCGGGCGAGTACGACATGACCGACCCGGAAGACGTTGACCGTCTGCAGCGTGACGCACGCCGGAAGGCACAGTCGTTGTGGCTCGTGCGTGGCATGGTGCAGTTCGCGTCGCCTGCGTCGCCGAAGTTCAACATGATCTACGAGGACCGCCGCGACGGGACCGTGTTCATGCTGAACGTCATCAAGGACGACTACCGCGACGCCCTGTCGCGCGACCCGTCTGGCGCGGCGTTCCAGATGATGCAGAAGTACGGCGACGACGTGCTGCTCGCGTTGCAGCCCGGTTCGTACCCTCGGGTCTACGGGTTGCAGCCGACGAAGCCGATGGCCGACTGGGTCGGCCAGAACAAGGGCGTCGTCAAGCGATACCCGGACATCTACCCGCTGCTGTTCGATGGTGGCGCGCAGACGAACGATGATTTCTCCTACACCGAGTATCTGCGCGAGATCCGCACCGGGGACCGGGTCGCGCTCGCCGACAACGAGCAAGGGTTCGCTGACTGGGTCGCGCTCGCGCAACATCGGGTCGCGTCGGCCGTCTACGACCGCATCCGCCAGAAGATGCCCGACACGCTTACCGCCGAACAGTCCGCGTACTTGCGCGACGTCGTGAAGCCTGCGATCTCGAAGGACTTCCCCGGCTGGCGTACCGACGTCGTAGACCGTACGCACCTGCAATACCAGCCGGGCGGACAGTGGGATGCGGTGATCGACTCGTTCCGTAAGGCAACGACCGACAAGCGCCTCGCCGGGAACAAGACGGTCGAGGCGATCGGGATCTACCTGACGTTGCGGGACAAGGCGCTCGCGTCGGCGAAAGCGGCAGGGCTCGCATCGTTCGCCGAAGCGGACGCAGCAGCACCGATCCGCGCGTGGCTGCGAGATTCGGCATCGCGGATCATCGACGACTACCACACGTTCTCGCCCGTGTGGGACGAGGTGTTCTCCCGAGAGGGCAAGATGGACGAGACGAACGAGATTCTCGGCACGGGGGTAGGCGCAGGTGGTTGACACAAGCAAGTACGAGGGTGGTGGCGCTCCGGTCGTCGCGGACGACAGCACGATCAGTCTGCCGTTCGGGATCTCGACCCCGACGTTCACGCCGCCCGTACCGCGACGGTTCGACCGGCCGGGCATCGCCTGGAACTCGCGGTGGTCTCCGCTCTACCTGTCCGGCCCCGGCGAGACCGGCACGACCGGCGTCATGGCCGGCCAGAACGGCATGTCGGGCGCACGCAACGGCTACGCCTACCAGTTCTACGTCGACGGCGATCAGCTCGCCCCGGTCGGCTACTCGCCTGAGACGATCGCACGGATGCAACGCAAGCTGATCCAGGCCGGGCTGCTCGACCCGAAAGAGGTCTCGAAGTTCGGGGTGTGGACCCGTACCGAGGCACAGGCGTACGAGGCTGTGTTGAGCCACGCGAACCTGCACGGCCAGTCGGCGTCGCAGGCGCTGTCGTGGCTGTCGCAGAACCCGCCCGAAGCGGCGAAGGATACCGGCCAAGGCCAGTCGACCCCGCTGATCTACCGCCTCCCGAATGCCCGTGACGTGGCCCGCACGGCCGACGATGTGGCGTCGGCGACACTCGGCCGGAAGTTGACCGACGAAGAGCGCAGCCAGTTCGTCTCGGCGTACATGCAGACCGTCCGCTCGTCGCAGTATTCGTCGTGGGCGGTGAGCCAGCAGCAGGACGCGGCGATGGCCGGAGGTGCGTCGGCGCCGTTCTCGCTCGATGGGGAGACGGCAAAAGGTGCAGCGGCAGCGGCGTCTGCGCCGAGTGTCTATGACGCCCCGTCGATGAACACGGCCGCGGCAGACTTCGCGCAACGCTCGGACCCCGGCGGCGTCGAAGCGCACGGCGCGGCCGACTTCTACGCCAAGCTGCTCGACACGATCGGTGTGAACTATGGCTGACCAAACGATCACGACGAAGGGCGGATGGTCCCAGGCGCTGCTCGTCGCGCTCGGCGCGCCGGTCACGACAACGAACATGGCGTTCATCTCGGCATGGATCGACCGCGAAGGCACCCGCGCCCGATGGAACCCGCTCGCGACCACGCAGGGCGGCTACGGCGAGACCGGGACGATCAACTCGATCGGCGTCCGCGAGTACGACACCGCCGAGCACGGCATTCAGGCGACGGTCCACACGCTCCGCAACGGCCACTACCCGACGATCCTCGCGTCGATCATGGCCGGGAATCCGACCGCGTCGCTCGGCGCGGCGACCGAGTGGCAGACCTACTCGGGCGGCACCGACTACGGCAATCAGATTTGGTCGCTGGCGCAGAACTACATCAGCGACAACGCGCAGTTCGGGCAGGGGTACCGTGCCGCCGGTACCGACACCGGCAACGCGATCACGGGGACGATCCCCGACAACTCGGCTCCGCCCGACGCAACCGATCCCCAGTACGCCGCCGCACAGGACGAGAAGTTCGGTGCGTTCTCGTGGCTGATGGACAACCCCGAAGTCGGGCCGCTCCTGCGCGACGCATCGAAGAACGGATGGGGCTGGAACGAGTTCTTCGCCAAGCTCCAAGAGACGACCTGGTGGCAGTCGCACTCGGCCGCGCAACGCAAGTGGGACGCGCTCTACAGCACCGACCCGGCCGAAGCATCACGCCAGCTCAACGAGCGCATCACCGACATCACCGGCCTGTCGTCCCGCCTCGGTGCCGGGATCAGCGACGAGCGCCTCAAGCTGATCGCGTTCCAGTCGCTGCGGCTCGGATGGCGCCAAGAGGACCTGCAACGGGCGGTGCTCGCCGAGACGCGCTACAACCCGAAAGCAGCCGGCCAGATCGGCGACACCGAAACGAAGGTGAAGAACCTCGCCGCCCAGTACGGCGTCGGATCTCCCGACAAGCGCGCCAACCAGTTCGCACGCGACATCCTCGCCGGGAAGACGACGATCGAAGGTGTCGAACAGCACTTCCGGCAGGTCGCGAAGGCGATGTTCCCGGCGTTCGCCGACGAGATCGACAAGGGCATCACCTTGCGCGACATCGCCGACCCGTACATTCAGGCCGCTTCGCATCTGCTCGAGGTCGACGCGAATCAGATCGACTTGACCGACCCGAAGTACGCCCGGCCGCTCACGAACCGGAACGACAAGGGCAAGCCGCAACCGATGAGCCTCGACGAGTGGGCGTCGACCCTCATGGAAGATGCCAGGTACGGGTGGGGGAAGACCGCGAACGCTCGTGACGCGGCGTTCCAGTTGACGCGCCAGCTCGGCGCAGCGATGGGGAGGTACGCCTGATGGCCGGCGCAGAAGGTGGCGGGACCGGGACGGGACGGCACGACAACACCGACCCGTACCGTGGCGGCACGGGAGGCCGCGGTGGCGGCACGCGCAACGGGAGCGAAGGCGGCCGTCATGGCCGGGACCGGCACACTGGCGGCGAGGACCGCTACAACCCTGGCGGCGGACGCGGTGGCGGCGGGACGCCGATCGATCCGGCGTACACGGTCCTGGTGAAGTGGCTCCAAGACGAGTTCGGGCTGGGGTCGCTCGCCCCGTGGGCGTGGAAGCGGTACAAGGAGCTCGGCGCGTCGTCGGATGCGATCGGGATCATCGAGTTCGAGATGCGTGGCCGCAAGGAGTTCAAGGACCGCTTCCCGGCGTACGAGGCGTTACAGCAGCAGGGCCATGCGTGGTCACCCGCGCAGATCATCGAGTACGAGAACCGCACGTTCGACGCGCTCCGCACAATCGGCGCGCAGAACATCTACTCGAACCAGGAACGCCAGCAGTGGTTGATCCAGGGCGTGTCGGCCAACGAGGTCGGCGCACGCGTCCAGATGGCCTACCAGGCGGCGCAGCAGTCGGGCGGTGTCGCCGCCGAGTTGAAGCGCCTCTACGGTGTCGGCGACGACCTTCTCGCCCAGTTCTGGCTCGACCCCGACCGTGCCCAGTCCCGCATCGAGCAGATGTGGCGGTCGGGTCAGATCGGCGCCGAAGCACAGAACGCCGGGTTCGGTGCGTTGTCGACGGCCGAGGCCGAGATGGTCGGGTCGCGTCTCGACCCTGGGCAGGCCGGTCAGGCGTTCGGGAGCCTCGTCGCAAACGAGGACCTGTTCGCGCAGCAGGCGGGCGATACGGCCGGTGTCGGCCGGGACCAGCAGCTCGCGGCCGTGACCGGCGACGCCCGAGCGCAGGAATACATCGCTCGGCGTCAACGGTCGAAGCGTGCCCAGTACGAGGGGTCGGGCGGGTTCGCGGCCGGGCAGCGCGGCGTTGTCGGGCTTGGGGCCACGCCGGGTTCTTGACTTTCTGCACGACCTGTGCAAATATCCAGGTACCGGCTCGGCGTCCGACACGCGGCGAGGTCTGTGTAGCCCCAGGCATGGGGCCAGTGTCTACCGGCAGGCGCGTCGACCGGCGCCTGGTCCGAGTAATCGCAGGTCGATCCTCTCCGCGCCCCGACCCCCAGGTGGCGCGCGTATCCGTGAAGGGGTGCAACCACCTATGTCTGACACCATCCTCGAAGACGACCAGGACCACGACGACGACGCCAGCCCGAAAGGGCTACGCAACGCCCTCAAGTCCGCACAAGCCGAAGCGGCCACAGCGAAGGCAGCAGCCGCAGAAGCACAGGCCGAACTCAACCGGACCCGCCGGGAAGCCGCATTTGCGACTGCCGGCATCGACGTGAACTCGCCGCAAGGCAAGTTCTTCGCCGAGAACTACCAGGGTCCGGTCGAAGAGATCGCCGCGAAGGCAGCAGAGCTCGGCATCGTCGGGCAGCAGCAGACGCAGACGATCTCGCCTGAAGTGCGGGACGCGTGGCAGCAGACCGCCGCCGCGCCGAACGGTGGCGTGTCGGCAATGTCGTCCCCGGACGAGACGCTCAAGCGTGGCATGACTCCCCAGCAGATCGCAGAAGACCTGCGGCGGCGTGGGGAGCTTGTCGGCAACGCGATCACGGCCGGGCCTGACGGTTCTTCGTGGGTGGGTCGCTGAGCCCTACGGAGGTAGGCATCCATCATGGCAATCGACACCACCACTCGCGCTGATGTCGGCTGGAACGTTACCGCGTACAACCTCGCGGTCGATTACGCCCTCTGGCCTCAGATGCACTTCGATGCCGTCGCGGACGTGTCCCCGATGGCCGTCGACCACCCCGGCACGACCATCACGTTCCGTCAGATGGTCGACCTGTCGAACGGCACCATCCCCATCAACGAGACCGACGACGTGACCCCCGAGGACATGTTGTCCGGTACGGTCACTGTGACCCTCTCCGAGTACGGCAACGCCGTCCGCATGTCGCCCGTCCTGACCGGCGCCGGCTACATCCTTCCGTTTGACCCGATCGCGGCCGAGCTGATCGGCCGGAACGCGGCGATCTCGCTCGACTCCCTCGCACGCGACGTCGTGCAGGGCAAGACGGGCACGGAGCGGACAAACCGGAAGTGGGCGTCGCCGACGAGCACGGAGAACGCCAACAACCAGGTTGACGTCGCAGACGTGTTCACGGGCGCGTTCGCCCGGTACCTGACCGCGAAGCTGCGTGGCGCGAACGTCACGCCGAACAGCGGGAACGCGTACACCGGCTACATCCACCCGGACGTGTCGTACGACTTCCAGCAGGACTCGGGCACGGGCAACTGGTCGGCGGCGTACTCGTCGTCGGACACGCTCGACCCGCTGCAGCTCTCGTCGATCGGCGTGTTCGGCGGCGTGAACTGGGTCGAGACGCCACGTTGTCGGACCATCGCCGATGCCGGTGACGGTCTCGGAAGCACCGGCACGATCGACGTCTACTTCACGACCGTGACGGGACGTCAGGCCGTGTCGAAGGCGTACAGCCAGTCGAAGTCGGGTCCGCAGCCGAACATCCGGGCGATCCCGGTGACGGACGTGCTGTCCCGGTTCTCGGGTGTCGGCTGGTACTGGTTCGGCGGGTACGGCGCCTACCGCGAGGCGGCGATGTACCAGGCGATCACGGCCAGCTCGATCGGCACGAACACCTGATCGGAGTAGGGGCGCCCCCCGGCTTTCGGGCCGGGGGGCCTTCCGCTTGGGAAAGGAATCCTGATGGCTCTTCTCTGTGACGTGTGCGGCCGAGCCGACGTCGACATGGGGCTCGGCGACTGGGCGTACTGCCGCTACGACGACGAGTACCGCACGATCGTGAACGGCAATGCGGTCGGGCCTGTCGCAACCACGACGGTCCTGACGATCGCGGACACGACGGTCACCGCCGCCGCGAACGTCGACATGACCGCGACCGTCTCCTCGACATGGCGTACCCCGACCGACGAAGCAGACGTGGTCGAGTTCTTCGCCGACGCCGTGTCGCTCGGGACCGCCAATCTCGTAGACGGTGTCGCAACCCTGTCCGACTCGACCCCTGCGGCCGGGACGTACGACTACACGGCGGTCTACTCGGCATCTGCCGATGGCGTCCATGCCGGGTCGACGTCGGCTGCTGTCGAAGTCACCATCTCCGCGTAAGGGACACCTGATGGCTCTGTCTTGCCCCGACTGTCTCTCCGATGAGGTGTACGAAGCTCTCGGCGTAGAGGTCACCTGTCGGTCCTGTGGCCGGCGGTTCACGTTCGATGAGTTCCGGGCACGCAAGGCCGCGGGCGCCGCGCCTGCCGTCCTCGAGCCGGAACCCGAACCGGAGCCGGAACCGGCTGCCGAGCCCGCACCGAAGGCTCGCCGCGCACGCAAGAAGTCGGCCTGATGACCTATACCTTCTCGCCTCCCGCACGGGACGAGATCGCAAGGCTCACCGCCGCAGACCGGGCACGGCCGAACTCGCCGACCACGCTGCTCGGCCGGTTCTTGCGCGTCGGGACCCGACCCGTCAACGTCTTCTCGCTCGCTGACGGCACATTCGTCGAATCGAACCCCGACCCGACGACCGACGCTGCGATCGTCCGCGCTTACCAGGGCGGGACAATCAGCGAGGTCTCTGCCGCCGAAGCCGCGGCGCTCACCGCCGCCGGGTACACCGTGACCGGCTGGGGCGTAGAGCCGCCGCCCGACGACTCGACCGCGGGCGCCGGGTACGGCGGAGGCGCGTTCGGCACCGAAGCCTACGGAGGCGATGACTGATGGCACGGCTCCGTTTCGACAATGTCGCAGGGACGCTCACGACCGACTTGGCCGCAGGGGCGACGACGCTCACGTCGGCGAACCTGTCGCGGATGGGGCGGGTCGCAGCGCCCGACTATGCGGCGATCACGATCCTCGACGCGAACGGCGACTACGAGATCGTCTACGTCACGTCGCACACTGCTGACTCACCGACCGCGACGATCAGCCGCGCCCAGGAAGGCACGTCCGACATCGCCCACGACGCGGGCGCGACGTGGAACCACGGCGATACAGCCCAGGATTTCGCCGAGCTCGGCACGCAGGTGGTCGTGACGGCCGACCGGGAACCGGACGACTGGATCGACAGTCATGTGTCGCTCGCTGTCGACTACAAGGCGTCGCTGGTCGCCGATGGGGAGATCCACGACGCGCAGATGATCTATGTGCGGCCGTCGCTCGACGCGACCGCTGCACGTCTCGTCGGCCTGCGGATCTCGGCGGCGCCGACCGGCGCGAACCCACCCGACGAACAGACCGCAGTGTGGCTCCATTGGGATGCTGCGGCCGGGTTGACGACCCCACTCGCGATCGGCATGTACGCGCATGTCGGCGTGATCGGCGGAGTCATCACCGACGCCCGTTCGTTCGTTGCCGACCTCGCCGTGGGCGGCGCGTTCGGCGGCGGGCAGATCGTGAAGGCGACCGGGTTCTACCTCGCCGATGGCGGCAACGCCGCCGACGACCCGTGGGCGTTCCAGACCGGCGCGTACAAGTCGCAGCACATGGGCGCCCTCGCGGTCGGCGGCACGACGATCGACACGGCCCCCAACGACGACGCGTCGATCGACCTGCAAGCGACCGACAAGGCCCTGATCCTCAACCGTCTCACGACGACGCAACGCAACGCCCTCACCCCCGTCGAGGGGATGACGGTCTACAACACGACGACCGACCAGCTCGAGGCGTACGTCGACTCGGCGTGGCGCCATGTGGTCGATGCGGGCGGGACGACGTTCACCGGGACAGTCACCCTCTCGGACGGGAGCCCGGCTGCGTCCCAGGCGTACGCGACGGCCCTCTCGACCGGGATCGTCTGGAAGTCCGCGGTTGCGTGTGCGGCGACGTCGAACGTGTCGCTGACTGGCGAGCAGACCATCGACGGGGTGCTCACGTCGACGTCGCGTGTCCTGTTGACCGGGCAGACCGCCCCGGCCGAGAACGGCGTCTATGTCACGGCGGCTGGCGCGTGGGCGCGTGCGACCGACAACGATCAGACCGGCGAGTTCGTCGGCGCATGGGTGCCTGTCTCGGCGGGGACGTCGAACTCGGGGATCTGGCGCTGCACGAACACGGTGGCACCGACTGTCGGATCGACGTCGATCGGGTTCGAGAAGCTGCCGATCGCGACGGTCACCGCGGACGGTTCGTCGATCGTCGCGACCGGGTCGGTCCTGTCCCGTGGCGCGCTTACGGGTGACGTGACCGCGTCGCAAGGGTCGAACGCGACAACGGTTGTGAAGGTGCGCGGCACAACGTGGGAAGCGTCCGCTCCTGCCCTTGGCGAGATCCCGGTCTACGACGGGTCGAGCATCACCTGGCAGCCCCGCCGCAACGGCAACGAGATCCACCTGGGCGACGAACGGTGGGGCCTGTACCTCGACGGGACGAACGCGTCGTCGAACGACACGGCGATGGATGCCGTCCTCGCAGCGGCCGGCGAAGGCGACACGATCGTCCTCCCGCCCGGCGCGAACATCGCCGTCACCCGACCGATCTTCTTCGACCAGCAATGCCTCTCGGTTGTGACGGAAGGCGCGCCCCGCCAGACGCACAACATGTCGTCGCACACGACCGCGAAGTTCACGGCCGCTGCAGCGATGCCGTGGGTCGCGACATTCGAGGGGCCTCCCGAACGTGGCAACGAAGCGGCTGACGACGGCAACAAGACGTTCCAGTTCTGCCGTGGCGTCTCGTTCGATGCCGCCGGCCTCTGCACTCGCGGTGTCGTGCTTGTCAACGGCCGCGAGACACAGTTCCGCGAGGTCAGCGTTCACGGCCCGGTCGCCGGCACCGGCCGGTTCTCCGTCGCCGAAGACGGTTCAGGCATGTTCCCGATGTTCTCGATCGGGCAGGACACGACGTCGATCACCGGGTGGACCCGGTCGGGGAACACGCTGACGAAAACGTCGCATGGTCTGACCGACTTGGAACTCGTGAACGTCGTGACGTTGAACGGCCTGGGTGGCGTGACCGCCGGGTACGACTACTACGTCATCCGTGTCGACGCGGACACGATTTCGCTCGCGACGACACGCGCGAACGCCCGCGCTGACACGGCGATCACCCTGAGCGGCGCGACCTCGACAGCGATCCTCGCAAGGGCCAACAACGCGCAGGACTGCAACGTCGTGTCGTCGCGTGCGATGGGCGGAATCGGTACGCTCGGCTCAACTACCTACCCCGCCTACACCACAGGGTTCTGGATCAAGGACGCCGCCGACTGCCTCCTCGAGGACACGAAGGCTGTCCGTTGCGACGTGAACTTCTGGGTGACCGCCGCAACGTGCGGGATCGTGAACTGCCACCCGTTCTCGGGCGCTGTCGCAGACACCATCTCGTCTGGGGTCACGACCTACGGCCACGGCTTCGCTCACATCGTCATCTCGGGCGGCGGTCACCGCATCGTCGGGAACTACCTCGACAACGCCCCCGGCTACGACTCGACAGACGGGTCGGGCGCGTGGATCTTCTTGAACTGCGACGACGCGTACGTCACCGACATGACGATCGCCAACAACGTCTTCAACAACGGTGCCGGCGGCGGCGACCTGAACCCGGCGATTCGCGTCAAGGGCGCCGTCGGTCGACTCGTCAACGGCTTGACGATCACAGGCAACGCGTTCCACGCGAAGTGCGATCAGATCAACCACAGCAACGGGGCGAGCTCGAACCTCCAAGCGGGCGACATCACCTGCAACACGACCACGAACGTGTTCACGACGTCGGGCGCGCATGGCCTGCGAGACGGGCAGCCGATCGTGTTCTCGGCGGTGACGAGCGCGTCGGGCGTGACGGCGAACACCGTCTACTTCGTGGACTGGCAGTCGACGACGACGTTCAAGATCTCCACGACGCGCGACGGGACAAGCACCGTCGATGTAACCGCGACTGACAGCACCTGGGCTGCAGAGGGCTACCGGACCGGGATCTTCAAGGGCCTGCTCTCGGCTGAGAACTGGTCGAACATGAAGTCCGTCACGTTCACGGGGAACTCGGCCCGGTGGGTGTGGGACCCGTACTACGACAGCACGACCGGCCTCGGCTACACCGACCCTGTCCGCGTGTTCATCAACGAAGCGTCGCCGTCCGCGATCGTCTGGCCGACCACCTACGGCAACAACACGTACGACATCGGCAACGACATCCTGATGACCTCGTCGGCGAACTCACGGAACTACATCGACCAGGCGCCGATGACGCTGACTGCGGTCCGTACATCTGACGGGACTGCCGTCAACAACTCGACGACCCATGTCAACGACAGTGTCCTTTCGGTCCCGGTCGCTGCGAATACGTCGTACATCCTCGAAGGGTTCGTGGCGTTCTCTGCCGATCCGTCCGCTGACATCAGCCTCGGTTGGACGATGCCGACCGGCGCGTCGATCACGTGGGGCCCGTTCGGCCCGAAGACGTCGATCGCTGCCGACTCGTCGCAGTGGCTTGCGCGTGTGTCGACCGGGAACTACGACGTCGGCGCCGAAGGGACGGCGACGCTTGACGGGTGCAACCCGCGTGGACTCGTCACGATCGGGTCGACGGCCGGGACGTTCCAGTTGAAGATGGCACAGGCGACCGCTCACGCGTCCGATGCGAAGATTCGCGCTGGCTCGTGGATCAAGTTGACGCCCGTTGCGTCTCGACTGATTCAGAGGGCTTGATGGACGCGAACGGCGTGCTCGCCTACAGCTACGACGACAGCGACGCGACCTACGGCCAGCTCGCGACGACCGAAGTGGTCGCCGCGGCCGGGCCTGGCGGGAGCAGTCTCGGGTTCGATGAAGTGCTCCGCCGTTGCTATGACGAGGCGACGGCGTCGCTGCGGATCGTGTTCGTCTGATGGCAAAGAACGCAACTGACGCGAACGGTGTCCTCGGCGCTGTCTACGACGACGTGAACCAGGCGTTGCGGGTCACGTCGGTCGGCGGCGGTGGCGGTGGGTCCGGCGATGTTGTCGGTCCGGCGTCGTCGGTCGCATCTGAGGTCGTCCTGTTCGATGGGACGACCGGGAAGCTCATCAAGTCGGCGACGATCTCGGGCTTGGCGAAGCTCACGTCGGGTGTCTTGTCGGCGGCGGCTGCGGGGACCGACTACTACGCGCCCGGTTCGACCGATGTTGCGGTCGCTGACGGCGGCACGGGCGCGTCCACCGCTGCTGCGGCAGCGACGAATCTGGGGCTCGGGACCGGGGATTCGCCGCAGTTCACGGCGGTCAACATCGGCCATGCGTCTGACACGACCCTTGCTCGTTCGTCGGCGGGTGTCCTCGCTGTCGAGGGGAACCGGATCTTCCATGCGGGCGGGACCGACGTTCCGATCGCTGACGGCGGCACCGGCCAGTCGACCGCCGCGGCGGCGTTCGATGCGCTCGCCCCGACAACGACCCGCGGCGACTTCGTCGTCCGTGACGCGACGACGAACACGCGGTTCGCGGTCGGTGGAGCAGGCAAGTCGATTTTCGGTGGCACGGACCCATCGTGGAAGTACGCATCGCGTGTCATCGCGACGAACCATACGACGAAGACGATCTCGTCGTCGTCGGGGTGGACGACCGAAACAACCTCGACGAGCGTCCTGAACAGTGCCCTGACGGTCGCTGCCGGGACGCTGAGCCTGGGCGACACGCTCCGTCTCCAAGTTCACGGGACGATGGTCAACAACTCGGGCGGCTCGCTCGCGTACACATGGTCGATCGGCGCGAACACTGTCGGGTCTGTGTATGTCAGCGGGGCGACGTCAACGCTTGCGGCGTCAGCTACGGCCCGGAACTGGATGCTCGACATCACCCTCGCGTGCGCCGATTCGACGTCGCTGACCAATCTCGGGATCTACGGTGTGGGTCTGCTCGCCGTCTCCGGCACGACGTCAAACGTCGCGGACGGCCTTCATGCTGTCGGCACGCTGCTTGTCTGGTCGGGTGCGATCAGCAGCGGCTTGAACGTCAACACGAACGACCTGTCGATCGACCTCAAAGTCGCGTCGGGCGGCACGACCGACACCCAATCGGTGACAATGCGTACAGCGACGCTGACCCACATCCCGAAGGTGACGTGATGATCGAATACACGGCACCACTCCCCGCCGGGACGATCCTCGCCAACGTCCGCGACGCCGAGTACCGGGCGAAGCAGACGGCGATGCCGACACCCGACTTGTCGTACGCGAACGAGGCAGTCACCGAACTGGTCTGGCGGTACAACGTCGACCCGGCACCATCCGCCGCGACACTCAACGCATGGCGCGCCGCCGTTGCAGACCCGACCCTGCCCGCCGCGCCGTGGCAGAACGCCGACACGATCGACCAGCGGCTCGCCGCCGCGATGGCCGCACTGCAACAGATCATCGACGCGGCCGACATCGCGCCCGGCACGCTCACCGCCGCGCAGCTTTCCAACGCAGTGCGGGCCCTCCAGGCTGCGGTCAAGACCGAAGCGCGGGCGTTGCGGCGCATCATCCGTCATGTCCGCGGTGACCTCACCGGGAGCGACTGACATGGCCGTCAACCGCACCGAACGTCGCCGCACCGCCGATTGGGTCGAGTACGACGTCATCGACGACGCAAAGAACGTCTGGATCGAACGCGACGACCTCAAAGACGGCAAGGTCGTCGGGACCGTATGGGTCACCGAACCGTCCAAGCAAGGCAGCCCCCCACCGAAGCGCCAGTTCGCCGACAAGCCCACCAACCCGTACGTCATGCGCGTCCCTGGAGGGACCCGCTTCTCGTTCGGACACAACGCCGAAAAGGCCCTCTACCGTGGGCTCATCCTCGGCGGTGCAGCGTGCGGCGCGCTGATCGGCCTGTTCGACCTGCTCGCAAAGGCGGTGCTCTGATGCCCCTCTACACCTACCGTTGCGAACAGTGCGGCAACGAAGAAGACGTCACGCACGGCTTCGATGACACGCCAACCCTGTCATGCCTCGGATGCGCGGCCGCGCCGCTCGTCAAGGTCCTCGGCCGCGGGCTCTACATCGGTGCCGGCGCACTCCCGAACAAGCGACATGGGGTCCGTGCGGCCGACGCACGCGAAGCGAAACTGAACAAGGACCTCCCGGCATACAAGCGGCTCCGCCAGGCCGGGATGCAGCCGCCCCACACGAAAGACGCCGAACTGCTCGAGCGGAGCGAACCGGAAGATCAGTTCGACATCGACAATCGTGCAACGATGGCACGGCACGGTGCGTCACGCGCACAAGTCGAAGACACTGCCGCGGCGCTCACCGACGCTGGGATCATCAAGGACGTCGCATGACGGTCACGACCGCTGACCTGATCCACGAGACTCGCCGTCACCTGATGGGTTCGTCGCGCGAGCCGTTGAACAAGCTCGACGGTGCCGTCTCCGCGGGGGCGTCGACGTGGGCGTTCAACTACGACACGTCGGACATCTCTCACGGCGACCTGCTCTGCTGCGGCCTCGAGGTCGCGTACGTGTGGGACATCGACCATCCGACCCGGACTGCGACGGTCGAGCGGGGCCAGCAAGGTTCGGACGCGGCAGCACAGGTTGACGGGGCGGTCGTCGCCGTCAACCCGCGGTTCTCAGATTTCGCCATCTTTGAGGCGTTGCAGCAAGAGCTACGGGGCCTGTCGGGCAGTGGCCTCTACCAGATGAAGACGAAGACGTTGACGTCGTCGGCGACGTCGTACGTCTACGACCTGTCAGCCGATGATGTCCTCGACGTGTGGGATGTCCGCTACGACGAGACCGGCCCGGAGAACCGATACCCGCGGGTCCCGTACCGTTGGCTCTACGGTGCTCCGACAGCGGAGATCCCGAACGGCCCGGCACTGTTCCTCGATCAGACCCTCGAGCCGGGCAGGCGGTTGCAGGTTTGGTACAAGGCCCCGTTCGCGGAGCTGACCGGCCTGACCGACAACGTCGCGACCGTGACGGGCTTGCCGACGACAGCGTTGGATATCCCGCCGCTCGGCGCGGCCGCACGCCTGCTCGGGATGCGCGAGTCGCAACGTGTGCAGATCGAAGGCCAGCCCGAGACGCGCCGGTCGGCTGACGTCCCGCAAGGTGCGACGGCTCGCGCCGGCCAGAACCTCTACGCGTACCGTGCCCGTCGTGTCGCGGCAGAAGCGACCCGCCTGTCGGGCCAGTACCCGAACTTGAAGCGCGCATGACCACCTACGCGATCACCGGGTTCTTCTCCGACCCGTTCTGGACGGGGACGGTCTCGTCGTCGCCGACCGGGAACGACTACCACGTCAACCTCGGCGGTGTCGGCTACATGATCGACTGGGAGTCGGGCGCGTTCTCGCACCGTTCGATCCCGGCGACACGCCAACAGGCCGACAGCAGCACCGAGCCGGGCGAACAGACCCTCAACCCGGAAGATCTGTGGCCGCGTGCCCAGTCGTCGTGGCATGGCGGCGCGGGCCAGACGTACCTCGACCTGACCGACCAGGACGGCGGGACGGTCTCGACCCGGAAGCGGTTCCGTACGTCGAAGGGCCTCGACCCGTGGACGTACGGCGAGCTTCGCCTGCTGCCTTCCGTGACGCAGGCGAAGGCGGCGGCTGGGTCGAACGCTCGCGTGGTGGTCGCCGGGTCGTACGTCTACATGCTCGACAACGACAAGTTGTACCGGAGCGCCGACCTGTCGTCATGGACTGAGGTGACGGCAGCGAGCACGGCGCTGTCGTCACCTCAGTCGATCGCAACAGACGGCCGGAACGTGTGGGTGATCGACGGGACGAACCTCTACTACACGACGACAGCCGGGACGACGTACGCGAAGTGGCACCCGACGGGCACGAACCCTGGCAGTCTCGTCCGCTACGCGAAGGGGCGCCTGTTCACTGCGAACGGCGTCTACCTCTACAACAACAAGGCGTCGACTGAGGCGCCACCGACCGCGGTGACCGACGCGCTCAACACCGGGACGTTCTTCGTCAACACCGGCTGGGCATGGACCGACGTGGCCGAAGGACCGAACGCGATCTACGCGTCCGGGTATGCGGGCGACAAGAGCATCATCTACCGGACTGGCCTCGCCGACAACGCGACGGCACTCGACGCGCTCGTCGTCGCCGGTGAACTCCCCGACGGCGAGGTCGCCCGTTCGATGTGCGGCTACCTCGGTGGGCTGCTCGTCGGGACCGACCAGGGCGTCCGGTATGCGGCGCTCGACCAGTCGGGGAACATCTCGGCGTTCGGCGACCTGATCCCGACCGACAGCCCGGTCTACTGCTTCGAGCCGCAAGAACGGTTCGTATGGTTCGGGCTCACGAACCAGGACTCGTCATCGACGGGTCTCGGCCGGATCGACTTGCGGACGTTCACTGCCGACCTGACCCCCGCGTGGGCGTCGGACCTGTACGCGGAGACGCAAGGGGCGGTCCTATCGGCCGTCACGTTCGCTGGCCGGCGCGTGTTCACGGTCGCGTCGGTCGGCTGCTACGCCGAAGACGCGGCCGGGTACGTCACCGAAGGTTCGTTGACGACCGGCTGGTGCTCGTACGGCCTGCCGCACTTGAAGACGGCAGTGCAGCTCGACGTGACGACCGCGGCCGGTGCCGGTTCGTATGCGCCGTCCCTCGCGACCGATCAGCAGTCCACGGCCGTCGTGCTCGGCGCCGAGCTCGCGACGTCGGCGGTGCGTGGCGAGCAACGGTCATGGTCGACGAACCTTGTCCGGGCCGAGACGTTCGAGGTGCGCCTGTCCGTGTCTGGCGACGGGACCGATACGCCGGTCATCAAACGGTGGGTGTTGCGTGCGGAGCCGTCGTCGGTCGGTGGCCGGCGGATCATCGTCCCGTTGTTGTTGCACGAGAACGTGATCGCAGGGAACGAGCATCGGCGTACGATCAAGGTCGACGACGAACGCGACCGGCTGATCGGGTTGCATGAGGCGAAGACGGTCACGTCGTACCAGGAAGGCGCATCGACCTACCGGGTGATCGTCGAGGACTACCAGTGGGTTCCGTACGGCAAGCGTGCCCGGAGCCGCGGCGGCTATGACGGCACGTTCGTCGCCACCTTGAAAGAAGTGAGGGTCACCTGATGTCGTACGAGCGTCGTTCCTACAGTGGGTCTGCCGTCGCGGCGACCGTCACGTCTGGCCTGTCGGGTGCGACGTCGTCGCCGGGCGACACGTTCGGCCTGTCGGCGACGACCGGATGGCCGACCGGCGCGTCCGGGTCGTTCGCTGTCGTCGTCGATCGTGGCACGGCGAACGAAGAGAAGATCCTGTGCGAGTCGCGGACGGGTTCGACGGTCACGATCGAGACTCGCGGGTACGACTCGGCGTCGCCAGGTACGGGCGTCGCGCATACGCCAGGGTCGGCGACGGTCGAGCTGTGCTTGACGTCGATCGACATCGACGAGGCGAACTACACGGCGTCGCAGACGGTCGGGCTCGTGACCACGAAGGGCGATTCGCTTGTTGCGACGTCGGCGGGGGTACTCGCTCGTCTCGCCGTCGGGACGAACAACCATGTGCGGGTCGCGGATTCGGCGCAGGCGACCGGCCAGAAGTGGGCGTTGCTGACCCCACAGTCGATCTCGGGCCTGTCCGGTATCGCGAAGGGCGGGCTGGCGACGGCGACGGGGACGAACACGTTCTCGGCGCTCGCGGTCGGCACGGACGGCCAGGTGTTCATCGCCGATTCGGGCGAGGCGACCGGCAACAAGTGGGGGCAGGTCGCGACGGACGGCCTCGCCGCCGAGGCGGTGACCGCGGCGAAGATCGCCGGGGTGACCGACATCGACAAGGGCGGGCTCGTGTCGGCATCTGCCGCCGGGACGCTCGACGTCCTGCCGATCGACGCGGACGGCCTGGTCCTCGCTGCCGATTCGGGCGAGACGGTCGGGGTGAAGTGGGCGCAGGTCGGGACGCTCGGCATCGCCGCCGGGAGTGTGGTCGCCGCGCACTTCGCCGGAGAAGCATCGACCGCGTACACGCCGACGTGGGCGGCAGCAGGCGGGACCGCGCCAGACATCGGGAACGGGACGTTGACCGGCTGGTGGTGGCAGTACGGCAAGATCGTCGAGTTCGGGATCTACTTGCGTGGCGGCGGGACGACCGTGTGGGGTTCGGGCGCGAACTTCTGGACGTTCACCCTGCCGGGCGGGGTCACGTCGGTCGCGTCGCGGATGGTCCCGTTGAACCTCGCGATCTACGACGCGTCCGACTCGAACCTTGCGGCGCTCGTCACTGCGAACGGCCGCGGCGCTGTCGTGTTCGGCGGCGAGACGACCGTGTGGACGAACCTGCACTCGACGTCGCCGATCACATTCGCGACGTCGGACGTCGTGTCGATCACCGGCCGGATCGAAGTCGCATGATCGACCTCGACGACCTGCCCTACCGTGCGGCCTACTACCAGAAGCCGCGGGCCGGGACCGTCCGCCTGATCGTGATCCACACGGCCGAGACCGGCGAAGGGTCATCTGCCGCGGAAGGGGTCGCGGCGTTCTTCTCGTCGAAGGCCGCGCTCGACGCGTCCGGGTCGGTCGGCTCCGCGCACATCTGCGTCGACGACAACTCGATCATCCGCTGCGCCCCCGACGACAACCGGACGAACGGCGCAGCCGGCGCGAACGACGACGGCCTCCACCTCGAGATCGCCGGTCGGGCGAGCCAGACGACCGCTGACTGGTCCGACGCCTACTCGACCGCCGCTTTGGAGAACGCCGCTCAGACCGTCGCAGCGTGGTGTCACAGGCACGCGATCCCGGCCCGGTACCTTGGGGCCGACGAGGTCAAGGCGGGCGCCTGGGGGCTCACAGGGCACGTCTGCGTGAGTGCTGCGTACGGCCAGTCCGGTCACTACGACCCAGGCCCGAACTTTCCGTGGCCGGCGTTCGTCGCGCGTGTGAACGAGATCCTGACCCCGATCGTGGAGGAACCCGACGTGACCCCGGAAGAGTGCGAGAAGATCATCGACGAGAAGCTCGACGAGCTGAAGGCGTGGTTCTTGAAGCGTGGCGGCGAGTACCGCGAGATGCAGGCCGACACGGCCGAGCGTGGCTGTCGTCGCGTCGTTGACGAGAAGAAGCCGTAGGCGTACGCTGCCGCACGCAGCTCCAGATGGGCTGTGATGCGGATGGGACTCCGTATCGAGAATGACCGTGAAGGACCCCCGGACCCGATGACCGGGGGTTCTTCGCGTCTCGGGACGCGGACCGGCCCCCGTGGGGCTCGGGCGGAGCTTGGCGGGGGCCGGTCGTGCGTCGACTCACTTGGGAGGGTCAGCGACAGGATCATGCTACGCGTCGGGTGGGACGCGGTCAAGCGGACGGTCACACCCCGGTCCTCGCGTCGTACCAGTCGCGGACGATCATCGTCAGGTAGCCGAGGCCCGCGCCGTCCTTGGCGATGGTCTGCCCTGCCGCTGCATCGACGAGGTGGTCGGCGATGCCTTCCTTGTTGATGAGCCGTCGGATCGTTCGGAACGTGTTCGCACGAGACTCGTCCCGGCTCTCCATCGTGTCAGCAAGTCGGACCCAGCGAGGATCGTTCTCAAAGGGGTCGAGGTCCGTGCCGTTTCGCCCGTTCGTGCGCGAAAGACTTGAGACAGAACCACTACAAACCTCTGTCTCTGTCTCTGTCTCTGTCTCTGGTGGAGGGACATCGCGGGGACTCCCCGGAGTGTCCCCCGAGTGTCCCCCGGGGACAACGGTGGTGTTGCGCTGCTTCTTCTTCTTCTCCCGCCACTTCTCCCGGTCGGCGTCAACCTGCTCGCGTGTGCGTTGGTGGTCGGCGTAGTTGTGGACGCACCATCCGCCGTCACACGTCTCCCACAGGCCCACCTCGACGAGCCGGGCCGCGTGCTGTTCCGGCTTGGGCACGTCGGTCAGGCGGCGCAGCACGCTCGTCGGGATGAACCCGTCCGTGAGTTGCCGGGAGCAGTAGCAGAGCCCGGCGACGTAGACCCACGCGGCGACATGCCCGGCGGCGGCGACCTTCGGGTGGTCGGCGAACCCGTCGTCGAGCTTGACCCATGTCATCGGTCGGCGCAGTCGTCGAAGCCAAACCGGCTAGGCGCGGGCCGTTCGCTGCGGGCGCGTAGCCCGTCGAGGATCGGGCCGCCAAGGCCATCGCCCATGTCCCACAGGTCGTACCTGCGGATCAGGGCGACGATCTCGTCCATCCGCTTGAGGACGGCCCGGTGGTTGCGCCTGCGGCCGAACGCGATCGCCTCGGCGTCGTAGGGGGGCAGGTCGCGCGGCGTAGAATCAGCCATATCAACTCCTGGTCGTTAGGTGTTGGTCACGCCCCCGGCAGTTCACGCT